GATACAACACCCGACAAAGAAAGTAGCGTACTATCTTCCCCATTATGGGCTTGTAAGAGATATTGCTTTTGATAAGTTCCCAACACTACTTGATGAACTTGGTTTAAAATACACACTAAACAAGTCAGACAAAGAGCTACACATAGAGAATTACGGTTCAATCATATTCAGATCAATGGATAATCCAGACACAATAGTTGGTTATGAAACAGCCTATGCACTAATAGATGAAGCCGACATCCTACCTATGGACAAAATGGAGAAAGTCTACCAAAAGATATTAGGACGTAATCGTGCAATACCTAACGCGATGGTTGATGCTGTATCTACTCCAGAGGGCTTTAAGTGGCTATACACAGAAGCTCAAAAAGGACACTTTAGGGTAATAAGAGCAAAGACAACCTCTAATAAATTTCTTCCTGAAGATTATATCGACTCATTAAAAGAACAGTATCCCCCCAATTTACTAAAGGCATACTTGGACGGAGAGTTTATTAACCTTACAAGTGGTACGGTATATTCATACTTTGAAAGAGATAAGCACGATACGACTATAGAAGCACAACCAAACGAGATGCTACATATCGGGCAAGACTTCAATATAGGTGGCTGCATATCAACAATTCATGTGATACGAAATGATGTAGTGTTTAGGGTTGACGAGATAGAGAGTGCAGATACATTCTCAATAGTTCCAAACATAAAAGACAAATACCCACGCAACCCAATAGTAATATACCCCGATGCCTCAGGCTTTGCAGGGAAGACAAACGCTAGTAAGTCAGACATACAAATACTAAAAGATGCAGGTGTAACGATTCAAGCACCTAAAAAGAATGGGCGGGTGCAAGACAGAGTAAACGCTGTCAATTCACTTCTTAGTCAAAATAGATATTTTATGAATACTTCCAGGTGCATCAAAGGAACACAGGCACTAGAACAGCAAGCTTATTCAAAAACCGGTGAGCCTGAGAAGTTTGGCGGTGCAGGAACTATAGATGATTATAACGATGCGATGGGATACTTCATTGTTAGGAAGTTCGGGCTTAGTAGATCATCCCTTAAAAAAGTTGATATAACATACGCTTAAATAGTTATAATAATCAAAAAGGCATCATGTTGGATAATCAGAAATTAGCGCATATCTACTTTATCGAAAAAATAGTAACCGAAGCTATGAACGGCTGTAAGAGGTCAATTGTAGAACTATATGTGTTAATGCCTGAATTATTCACCAGAGGGACTAGGAGCTACACTATCCTAGAGCCTTTGTTATATGAAGCTAACAAGGTGAAATAATGAGTAATTCTCCAGCAACAGTGCCATTTGTAGCAACATCACAAAACACAGTAAGCATCTCCATCAATAACGAAACGGACAGAATCACAAAATTTGGCTATAGAAATTCCATGCTTAATGACAACTTCTATCAGCAAGTAGTGCTAGAATTGGGTAACATCTATAAGAAGTCAATGGAACTTGGACTAATAAGCCAGATAGACGACACGAACAACCTTTACAGGATGGTACTAGAAGAGATAAGCAAGGTATATGACGGCGGTGTAGAGCGTACATTTGATGAGAACGAAGCTATCCAAGAGGATATGAAGCTTTTATATGAAGAGATAAACGCGGATGAAATACTTGAACAATCAAACCTTTATATCAATGCTTTCAATGACTGCCTAATCCAAGTAGGTGTAAAAGATGATAACTTCACATTGAAGCTAAGAAGACCAGACAATACTATAGTTAAATACGATGACGACTTAAACCTTTTAGAAGTGTATGTGTTTGGTGGTGAAGATAAAGGGAAACAAGTTTGGTATGGCTACACTGACACAGAGACATTCAAGGTTGAAGTTGCAAGGGCTGAAGAGGTATTGGAACAAGATAACATGAAGATGCCATTAAATGAAAATGAAGACATGAGCAATCCTTTAGGTTTCCTTCCATTTGTTTCGCTTCATAACGGTTTTAGAGATGATACTTATTGGCAAATGTACAAAGGTGATGACCTTGTAAAAGGTACGATTCAAATAGCAATTAAACTCACTTTCCTTAATCACCTTATCAAAATGCAATCATTTAAGCAGTTGGTTGGAACGGGCAGTAATTTACAGCAACTACACGGTGCAGTATTAGACCCTCAAACTATCTTATTATTAGATGGTGAAGATACAAACATCACCACATTAGACTTAGAGAGTAACTATAAAGCTCTATGGGAGACAATACAAGCCATTAACAACAACATAGCCATAAACTATAAAGTCAGTCCTAACATGTTCAGACTAACGGGTGACATATCTTCTGGTTATGCCTTAAAGATGGAAAATCTAAAATTAGATAAGTTTGTATCTAAACAACAAAATAGATACCAGAACGCAGAAAAAAGATTATTCAATATGTTAAAGCTTGTAGATGAGAAGATGGGTATAGGCAAGATAAAGAGTGAAGGTGTAAGTGTTGAGTTCCCGCCAACTATGTACCCTAAAACAGAGCAAGAAGTGTTAGAGAATCAAGAGAAAGAAATCGACATGGGTACGACCAACCAAGTTGAAATTATCATGGACAAGTACGGTGTAGACAAAGAGACAGCAGAAAAAATATATGCCGATAATATCAAATACAGAAACATGAACAATGTAAACCTAAATGCACCAACCCTTGATGAAAAATCCACAGCAGATAAGCTTGGGATAACAGATGCTTCTGCATAATAAGCAACAAAAAGCCATAGAGGAGATACTAAACTCTTTTGATGGTGACATGGTGCTTGTGCTTAAAGAGATAGAACGACTACTAAACAGGTATATGCTCACCAAATCAATGAGTACCACCAATGCGTTAAAGTTTGATATTGAGTTCAATAGGATACTCCAAGAGTCAGGATATTACAATCTCGTCAATAAAATGATAGATACGGATTATGATAAGATGTTCACACTCATTTCAGAAGGTTTTGCAGCAGGTGGCTTGGCCACAGCATACACAGCAGAGGACTTATCCCGTGTTATGGCACTCAAAGCACTACAAGTAGATAGATTTAGCCTGATAGGCACTACAGCAGGAACAACACTCAAGGAAAGCCTGTTCAAATACGCACTCAGCAACTACACTGTGGAAGATATGCAGGCACAGATATTAAAAGACTTTCAAGGCACTACACTAGCCAAACATTCCAAGACACTTGCAAATACTTCTATTAAAGAGTTCCAGGAGAGCATGATAGATATAGGTGCAGAAGGTCTTAATGGTGTATGGGTATATATTGGGGTGAGAGATAGCATTAACCGTGACTTTTGCAGGTGTGTACTTGATAAAAATCAATACTATGGAGATGAAGAGAAAAACAAACTCAAAGACGATGAAGATAGACGCTTTAATTGTAGACACAGATTCAGAATGGTTACAGAAGAGTATGCGATTAAGAGCGGGTTTAAAAAGAGTACCAGGACATCATGCTAAAAAAGAAAGTGAACTTTAGAAAAGTAAAGAGAGTTATCTTAGATGGCAGGCTCGATAAACTCAGAGAAGAGGCGCACAATGTAGAGACAGACATTATCACGCGTACTCAGCGAGGTAAAGATGTGAAATTATCATCTTTTGAGCCGTACTCTAAAGCGTACGAAGAGAAGAAAGCAAAAAGCGGCAGAGGATATACTGTAAACCTAACCAACGAAGATCACATGTTACACGCTATATCAAGCAAGAAAATATTAAACGGTATGAGATTCTATTTTAACGCATCATCTGAAACTAAAAAAGCATCATGGAACAACAAGACACGTAAGTTCTTTGGGATAGACAGAGTACAGCTAAAGGATCTTAAAAAGAAGTTAGGGAAACTTTAACCCCATTTATTAGCACCCCAAAACTGGGGACACTAAAACCACTGCATTACCGTCTTTATCTTCATCAAGAACTATAAACATAAAAATCCTTTTGGAGTCACTTATTTACATTTATTTCAAGAATTAATTCAAGAAAGTGTTAATTACTAATGAATTTTGCTATCTCTGGGAGTGAAAAT